ATGAACAAAATAAGAAAGATTTTGATGAATGGAAAGATAAAATTATACACGTAATTGTTGAAGATAACCCAGATGATAAAAATCCTTGGGTACGGGAGACTTATCAAAGAAATTGTATAACGCGAGGACTCACCGAACTTTCGGTAGAAGATCTTGTTATGATTTCTGACGTAGATGAAATACCAAATAGAGAGTTGATTAAATTACCCGAAGATGTCAAAGCTTGCTCATTTAATATGGTAGCGTTTCAGTATAACTTTGATTATATGCAAGAACTCGAACCATGGTTTGGGACGGTTCTTACGAGGAAGAAAGTCGTCGATAAAATTACTCCTCAGAAGTTAAGAGATTTGCGATGGAGTGTTCCATGTTATAGAAACGCTGGTTGGCACCTTTCTGCGTTTGGCGACGAACATTATGTATCAAATAAAATTCACAATTATTCGCATTGTTACGATGACAAGCATGTGGGTATGAATACGACCACATTTAAAAATTTTATAAAAAATGGAATACACACGGATGGAAAATATAAACTCGTTAAGACTTCGGATACTATAAAAAATTCTTTACCTGATGATTTAAAGAATAATTGATCACTTATAGTAATGAAATTATCAGCAGTCTGTTATGGCAGGAATGATAATTATGGTGGTCATTTTTTAGAATCTGCGTTGTATAGTTTAAATTCTATGCTTAAAACATTTGACGAAGTTGTGTACGTCGATTGGAATACTGAAGAGGGTAAAAAAATAGTTACCGACGAATTACATTTGGAAAATCGAGATAAATTGCGCGTTTTTCACGTTACACCAGATCTTGTGGAAAAAATTACCAACGGGACACCCACACCTCCAATGTGTGAAGTTTTAGCTAAGAATATTGGTATACGACGCGCTACAGGTGATATTATATGTTGTGTTAATTTGGATGTCATAGTTCCTCCAAGAGAACATATTGATTTAATGTGCCAAAAACTTGAAGTAGGTGATATGATAACTTTAACCAAACAGGATGTAGAGTTAGAAGATCTAAAAAAACATTTTGGTGATAAAACCGATATTCAACATCTCATGCCAGTTATATTCGGTGTATGGCCTATTCAAAAGAGATTAATGATTCCCATTCTGTCTATGAATAAAGAGTTGATGTTAAAACAACCCGAAGATAATCATCATGTATGCGCCAGTATAATTCAGGCATGCGGGGATTTTCAAATTGCTCACAGAGAAACCTGGTATGAAATTAGAGGATTTGAAGAAGATATGACTAGACGTTTATATCACGATACAAATGTTCAATACAAGGTTATAATGAATGGTGGAAAAATTTTAGCATCAAATACTCCTCACATTTATCATATAGAACATGATAGAAATAATAGCCCAGAAAATACAAACGTTATAAAACATAGTTATCCGTCGACCAACGACGAAGATTGGGGTTCTATAAAGTACACCATTTAAAGTTAGTATTATTATTATAAGTATAATGTCTAAAAAGTTAATCGTAACCACAACTATAAATAATCCGACATTAGCTCTTAAAAAATATTCGAATATGGAAGATTGGGATTTTTTGGTGGTAGGGGATAAGAAAACGCCACACGACGAGTATAAAAATTACAATTATTTACACCCCGAAGATCAAGAAAAAATGGATAAAAATTTGTCTGACATGATTGGTTGGAATTGTATTCAAAGGCGTAATTTTGGATTTGTGTACGCATTAAAAAATGGATATGACTACATAGCCACGATAGATGACGATAACATTCCGTTAGATAATTGGGGTGAAATGTTTACTCCCCAAGAAGTAGATGTGTATTCTACAGATTTCGGGTTTTTTGACCCGTTAAGTGTGACGAGTTATGATCATTTATGGCATAGAGGGTTTCCTCTTCAACATTTACAAAAGAAAAATAACGTTGTCAAAAGTAGGAAATTTTTTAAGAAATTCGATATTCAAGCTAATTTATGGAACGGTGATCCGGATATAGACGCCGTTTGTAGAATGGTATACGCACCCGAATGTAAGTTTGACAACTCGTGGTTTACCACAGATTGTTTGGCGCCATTTAATAGCCAAAATACTATTCTATCACGGGATGCCCTAAAACATTATTTTATGTATGAGAATGTTGGGCGTATGGACGATATATTTGCTTCGTATGTTCTTCAGAAAAAGGGTTTTAATGTGGTATTTGGACCACCCTCAGTTTATCAAGATAGAAACGAGCACGATTTAACGGTGGACATGAAAAAGGAGTATATTGGATATGAAAACGTAAAGGATATAATAAACGATGAGTCTTTCATTCCTCGCAACGCTTATAATAGATACAGAGAGATCGTGGAATCATTTACATAACCATACTAGCAACTAACTTTACCTTATTTACATAATATACGTATCCACCTATAAGAACAGCTAGAGCTAGAAGAATATAGTTAAATGACATTTTCTTACGTTTCTTCTCTGTTTCTTCTATAATCCTCTCAGCCGTTTCTTTACTTGGGAGTTTATCAACACTCTGATGTAACATCTCTATCTTACCTATGAGAGCGTGTATAGCATCTAATATTTGAGCTTCCTTCGTTACAGGTTTTTCTTTATGATTTACCGTAGTCACTTCTAATACCATATACCACGCAGCATCCGGTTGTAATGTTCTATAATCGCCGTCATCTTGTTGCTCATATATGGTAAAATTTAACTTCTGTATAGATATAGGGTTAAAATAATTTGTTTTACGGTTGAAGCTTTTCCACTGTTTGTCTCGTAGCACGATTCCACTACTTCCCGTGAAATGTCGTTCAAGTGGTACTCTCGCAAATATTCTCCCGTGACGCTCATCCAGCATCTGAGCGACTTGTGGGACTTCTGGACAAACGATGTCTACATATTTAGCTACGTTTGTGTTGAGTGTGGATGTATTTTCTCCCACTTGAGTTATGTAAAAATCTACCATCTTGACACCGAGAACTTTACTGTAGTCTTCGACATGTGTATTAGATGTGAGTGATAAATCTAATGAAAATGTATTGTTCGTTCCAGTGACGTATCTAGAATCCAGTACGATGTATTGTACTTTTTTAGGTATATCGTGTATCGATTCCATTCTACTATGTTCAAAGAAATAAAAAAACCTAAGTCGACCACAACTTTTCTAAAAATCAAGATGTCCGAAATCATGGAGACCCCACAACTGACAGAAGTCGAGCTTCTTCGCGCTGAAATCGACGTGCTCCGTAAAGAAAATGAAGAGTTAAAATCAAGAGTAAAACCTAAAAAAATCAAACCTGTCAAGATCAAGTGTCCGTTTATAACTGCTAAAGGTGTACAATGTCGCAAGTTTTGCGCGGAAGGGATGACTACGTGTAAAGTTCATTCGAGACCACTCAAGGCACCAAAGGAACCCAAACCGCCGCGACCGAAACGTCAGGCTTGTACAGGGATCAATATTCGCGGAAATCCTTGTAGGCGGAAATGTTTGGATGGAAAGACCTTTTGTGAAAGACATGACCCGGATAACCCCATCGTCCCTAAAAAAACGAAGCGAGCACTCAAAAAAATCACACCTGAACACAATCATCTTCCCGGTGTAAAACCGACCACGCGTTGTATGTTATGTGAGACGCACGGTGACTTATTCGACGTGAACGTCTGTAACGTTCAATATGTCGAAACACCTGGTGAAGATGGAATGACACTTAGTGAGCGTGTAGTCGAGTACGATAGAACTTAATGTATAAAAAAATAGTTGGTAATATAAATGTTCACACCCGTCGGAAATATTATAGCTATAATGGGTATCATATTTGCTCCAGTATACGTTATAGATAAATACTTACCAAAAAAACCAGAACCCATAACCCCTAAAAACGAAGAGTTCAATAAGCCTTTCGTGTTTACAGGGAGAAATAAATATTCACCGAACTTCTCTAAAAACCATTCGTGATCATACCATCTACATTGACAAAATTAAAGATTTGTTCCGTTCATATTTAAATGAAATACTGCACCGTGACGTGTTATATGTCTAAAGGTCCAGAAATAGAGAGTAATAATCATATATGTGCTGAACGCAAACTTTTAAAACATTTATATAACGAATGTTTAAAGAGTGGATACAAACCCCACCAGTTTACATCATGGTTACATAGAAAATACGGCGAGTTAGTTGTATCGAGGCGAACTGTATTCGGTGATAGTATATCTATGCCATGTGTGATATGTAGGAAATTTTTACAAAAACACGATGTTAGATGGACGGCCTACGATGGTTGTCAGTGGGTTCATAGTAAAAAAACGGGTGATTTACCAGTTTCTAGACCTACACGAAAACAAATAGAAACCTTAGGATTTTGTAATTGACCTAAGTTCGCGCCGAGATGGTATGAATGTAAAACATGAATATCTTCTTTCTTTCGCTAGACCCTAAAGAGATCGCAGAACTATCTTGTGACCAACATGTGATAAAAATTCAACTTGAAATCTGTCAGATGTTGTACACCGCGTGGTTCTATTCCGGTGAAGAGGATACTGTACAAGCTAACGCCCCATTCACCAAAACGAAGACTCGCAGGGGGTATAAACCCGCGCACAAAAAGCATCCAATGACTATGTGGATCGCTTCGAGTTTACAAAATTATTTGTACGCGTGTGATATCGGCATTGCTTTGAGTGACGAATATACTAAGCGATACGGTAAAATTCATACATGCGCCGAACATTTGTATTGGCTTCGTGATAACCACCCTTCATTTTTCGAAGAACATATCAGTGATACGGCGTATTATTCAACTGAAGGTATCCCGGAGTGTATGCCGGAACAGTATAAGACCCCTAATGTGGTTGAAGCATATAAAGAGTATTATATCAACGACAAGGCATCATTCGCGCGATATAAAACGGAGTGCCCATCTTTCATCAGGGAGTATGTAAACTAATTGTTACAGAAAAAATTCTTAATAATAGTAATGATCACCTTAGTGGTGACGATACTTTTGATCGTCGTGTTTTTATTTGTGACACGAAAACGGCGATCGGAATATTATGAAGAGGATATAGGTCCTTCGGATATTGAGATGGGTCCTTCAGAAGATGCACCGGTCAGACCTAGATCTCTTGTTCACAAACTTCTAAAAGGTATCGATAAAATAGAAAAGAAAAGAACGCAAGATGTGATACTTCATGATGCTTTTTTGAAACAGGTGGATATGAAGGCTGCTAATGTACAGGGTTCACAAGAGGAAATTAAAAACGAAATACAAGAGAGTGTTGACGAAGAATTAAAATTTATCAAAAAGTATACAGAATTGGTAGAGGATCATATTTACGAAAACCAAACGGCACCAGATAATGAAATGTACGATGAAGCGGCAGAGGCGGCCTACGACGGTTTACGGAAAAATATAAACACTCAATTGGAGGTAAAGGGGCAAGAGTATAAAGAAAGGCAGATAAGTGAACTTGCTTTAAGAACGGAGCAAAGACAACTAATGGATCAGGATGTAAAGGATACTACTATTTTAAAATCAGATTTGGGTGAAGGACTCCAGTTATTGGAAGAAACTTTACCGAGCTTAGAGGCCGACGCAAATGCCATAGACGCGGGTGATTTACCTACATCCGATTTGGGTACAGATGCGTTATTTTCTAGGGGTGACGAAGCTATTAACCAATCGTCACCGTTTACGCAGAGAATGGCTTCTTTATTCGCTAGTGCGAGTTTAGAGCCTGAGGATGGGTGGAATGACGGAGAAGTCGAGGAAGTGGATGACACCGTTAATAGTACTTCACCCCAAGGTAGTAGACAAAAATTAATTCAATTTTCGGAAGTCGGTAGCGTTTTCGAAGATTATCATGTCGTACAAGACCCTGACGGAGCATTTCAGGTCAATAATACAAACTCCTTTGGAAAACCGTTAATAAGAGATGAAGAAGATGCAAATTATGGTGAATGGAAGAAAGAAAAGGTACAGATGAAAATT